AATAATTATATGAGTGACCCATATCATACATATGATAAACATAATATACAGATAAATGTATTTCATATAAAAGAACCTTTAAAAGGGACTCTTGGGGAAAAAGATAAACAAATGCATAAAGAGGCTTATTTATACAATGTAAAGGATCTTCAAAAACCTGAAATAAATTTCCCTAAAAAAGATATTAAAATAATTAAAGAACGTTTATATTTATCTGATACGATTGAAATAGTTTATAGAAAAATAGGTAAGATGATGAATTTACCGAGTAATGAAATTTATGTTTGGATTGATCACAAGAGAGAAAAAAAATCATTATTATACACTAAACCACTAGGTATAACTTATGATGATTTAGAGGATTTAAATAACATGAATCCTTATTTAAAACAAGATATTGATGACAGATTTGTAAATAGTGATGGAACACCTAAACGTAATAGTTTAAATTATCTTGATCGTTATAAGATATTAAATACTCAACTTGTTGATGAGCAATATAATATTTATTTTACAACATTAAAAGATGTGAGTGAATATGTGAATAATATTTTTAAAGAAGATGAAGAAATGATAAAATATGGATATTTAAAAAAATATTTCCCCTTGATGAATGAAAAAAGTTTTGATGAAAAGATAGATGAAAAGATAGAATTAATAGAATCTCAGAATAGTTTATTAGAAGATTATAATAATTTACCAATAGATATTAGACCTATTCATTTAGTTTATGAAAATAAGGAAAAGAATATCATAATTGATTTATTTAAAATATTTCAAGAGTTTCCTTTATCAATTGATATCCCTATGTTAAAAATACAAACAGATAATTATATGGATTCATATATAAAATTATATAAAGGGGGTATTAATAATACATATAGTTTATGTATAGATAAAACAATAACGAGTGAATTATTTGAAAAATGGAATAAAAATATCTATTTGAGTGATGGATTTACGCGACCTCGGGGAATAGATAAAAAGAACTCATTAACATTTATTATTTATGATAAGAAAACCGATGATAATATTCAGGTAGTATTATATATCGATGGAAGAATAAGGGTTTATAGTGAACGCTTTAATCGCCTAGAAAGTTTCACAGATAGTATTATTCAGGGTTATTTAAGAAAAGTAAATGGTATAATCAAGGGTATTAATAGTAATTTAATAAGAAAAATACCCGAAATTATAAATAGACCTACTAGAATAGATATTAGTAGTATTTATGAAATATCAGATTATCATTTATTATCATTGAAAAAGTTGTTTGGATCTTTTTATAGTCAATTTATAGTATTAAATGATGAAGATGATAAATTACATCTTTTATATAGTAAATGTGATGATTTTGAGAATATGAAATATATTACAGATACAATTACATTATGTAAACGTAAAAAGATACTTGAAAAAAATATCATAGAAATATTAATTGATAGATATGGATTAACTAAAAGTAAAGGTAAAGAATATTTAGATGAATGGTTAACGGTTAATATGAATAATCCTATAAGATACAGAGAAGAAGTAAAAAATATAAGTATCATAGTTGAAAAGGTATTAGATAGAATAAAAGTATCATTTTATGGTTTATATAATTACAGTAGTTTTCATGAATGTATAGATATAGTAAATCGGATAATGAATATATATAAATTAAAACGAGTTGATAAAAGAAAAGATTTACCTGAATCGATTGAAAAATTGTTTAAGAAAACAAGTAAAAAAAATATAGTGATAACTCAACCTGAAATTTCTGTGATAAAACCTGATGAAGAAAATGGTGAACCTGAACCTGAAATGGATGAACCTGAACCTGAAATGGAAGAACCTGAACCAGAAATGGATGAACCTGAACCAGAAATGGATGAACCTGAACACACAGATGAAGTTTTAGATGATTCAGAAGATGATTCAGAAGATGATTCAGAAGATGAATATGAAGATATTGATGATGATTTATTAGCGGGAATGAAAGGTGGTAGTGATGAAGGAAATGAAGAATCTAAATATCCAAATTCTCGTTATTATATTAAACGTTTGGAGATGAAAGATCCTAGATTAATAAAATATAAACCTAAACAAAGTAGGGATGGTTATGCTGCTAAATGTCAAGCGGCACAAGATAAACAACCAATAGCTTTAACACGTGAAGAATTATTAGAAATAGATAAGAAAACCGGTTTTAAAAATTTAGGTGTAAGTTATTCTAAACCCATACAAATTATTGGTAGTGATAGAAAAGATATTTATTATATATGTCCTAAATTTTGGGATAGAAAACATCAGATACCAATAGATCCTAAGAGTAAATATCATCCAATTGAGAAAGATGAAGATGGGAAATCCTTGGAATGGAGACAATTTGTATGGTCAAAAGAATATAAAAATAGTGATGGTGAATATTTTATCTTAGAAAGAACCGGTAGGAGTGCAGGTAAAAGTGATAGTAGTAGTTATTGGAATAAAGATAAGGACAAAGATAATATAGATAAATATCAATTTCAATTAATTCATGATGATGTTCATCCGGAATTATTAGCACTACCTTGTTGTGGTAAAAAACCTTATAAAATAGATAAACGAACAGTAATCGTTTTAATAAACGATAAAAATGGTAAAAATAATTGGGTCAATGGTGAAATAATATCTGAAGATGAATTAAAAAAATTAAATGATATTCATGAATGTAAAATAAATATTGGAAATGAAAAGAAAAAAGATATAAGAACATTTCATATCAGTCAAATTAAAGAAAAGAAAGGGCATACGGTGAGCACAAATATTAGTGACTATACTGAATTCCCATTAAAAGAAAATAAATATGGAAAAGTAAATAACAAGATAAAAGATATTTTTTATATGAAACCCAATGCACCATTTATTAAAAAAGGTTCGGCGAAAAAAGATATAGAAATGAGTCATAATGGATTTTTTCGTGTAGGAGTTATACAAGATAGCGATTCCTTCTTGAGATGTTTTGAAAGATTGCGACAAAAAATAATGAAATCGGATGTTCGCAACTATGATATAAAAACTTTAAAAAAATTAATAATTAAAGAATTAAATCAATTATCAGACAAAGAAATATTAGATATCGGTAATGGTTCGTTTGTTCAATATTTTATGTCCGAAAAAAATTATGATAATAAATCTTATGAAAAAGAATTAATAGCCGATGTAAAAGATAATTTTAAAGAATACTTGTATAGCGATGAAAAGAAAGATCATAAATTATTAATACCATTGTTAATGAAGTGTAGTGAAAAATCCAATAATATATTATTTAGTGGTCAAACAGTTAATATTTTAATGTTATCTGAAAGTTATGAAAAACGAGGAGAGGAAATAATAAATACAAAGATAATATTATCAGAACCATTGGGGGGATTAAAAATGTATGAAGATAAACCGATTTTTATGATTTATCAAATAGAAGATTATTATGAAGCATTAATGTATTATTATAATGGTGAAGAATATAGTATTCTAGATAATATTGTAGATGATAATCCATTAGTTAAGAAAGATATAATTTATATCTCAAATGAAGTCGCCGAAATACAGAGTTTCACAAAAGATAAAGTCAAGATTTTATATGATAATGGTTTGAAAATTGAAATAGATATAAAAGATTGTATCAAATATGATATGTCAATCATTTATAAAATATTATTTGATTTTATCAATAATTGTAAAAGCAAAAGTGTAGCGAATAAAAAAGAAATCATCCAATTTGAAGACTTAGATTTTATAATGAGAGAAAAATTAGATTATAAACCTATAGAAGGATATTATGATAATTATCATAAACTGATAGCAGTATGTTATGAAGAAAATAATGGTTCTGAAAAAATACCTGTATTTTTTAAACCTAGAAATAGGGATGATATAAATTTTTCATTAAAAAAGATAAAATCTATGGATAAATATTCATTAGAATTGATTATGAGTAAATACTCTGAAATAGATAAACATATAAATGAAATATATCAGAGTAAATATTTATCTTATATCAGTGATAAATGTAAAGTTATTGTAAATGATTATAGATTAACAATCGGTCTTTTTATGATGAATGGTTTTATAGTTCCATTAAAACATAAAAAATACAATGAATCCAAATATAAATATTCTACTATAAATAATATTTCTTTATTTTTATTACAAAATGAATCTATAAAACCGCGCGAAAAAAATAATCAAAGCGATGCTTATTTTAAAAAATATAATGAAAGTATGAATATAATCTATAGTACATTTTCAAAATTATATGATATGATAATGAGAAATGATGATTTAAAACGAGAGATAAATAAAATTGTAAAACATCCTATCAAATTAACTATTCATAAAAGATGGGATTTATATGATTTATTAACAGATATTTATGATGAAAAAAGATATAAAAATTTAAAAATATTTATTGAATATTTATTAATTCATGGTCTAGATGATTTACAAAAGATATTATTTCAAAATTATAGTTCATTAAAAGATTATAAAATAAATTTAATATCAGATGATACAGTTGTATTAACTATGAAAGATTTTTTAACCGAATCCTATTTAGAATTATTTGAAAAACATAGTGAATACATTAGAAATATTTCTTATTATGAATATTCTAATCCAAATGTAAATAAAACATTATTAAAAAGAGAATATATAGAAAAACCCGTATCATCTTATAGTAAATATCCAAATTTATTAAAGAAAATATTTGGTAAAGATATAACAATCTATAAAAATATAATTTCGGAAGATAGAAATGATATTAATATCATATCGCGTTTATTAGATGATATTTCGGATGAATATATACGAAGTATATTAATTGATATTTATTCAGAGGATGGTGATAGTTTTAAACTTCATAATGATTTATTAGGTGATATTTACAAAGAAAATAGAGAATTATTGTCTAGTATAAGTGGTAAATTTTATAAATTATCATTAAGAGATTATGAAATATTATCGGAGAGATTAAGTATAGGTTTTGTCTTATTTTCAAATAGATATAGTAATGATCCAGATAGATATAAAATACATATGATAGTAGATAAGAGTTTAAAAGATGAAAATGAATCTGATATTAAAACTTTATGTCTTTATGAAGACATATCAGAAGGGATATCAGAGAATACTGAATGTAAGCCTATTTCAATCAAAGATAAATTAATTCATACTTTAGGAGATTTAAGAAAGAATAGAGAATTTAATAGATTATATCTAAAATCTTAAAGACTATTACTGATAGGTCGATTCAGTAAAAAATCATATTGGGTTGCACTCATTCTCTGATCATTAAAAAGACCTGGTGGATTGATAGGTCTATTAATAGTTGGTTCCACAGAATTATCGTGAACATAACAATTTTTATCTTTATTGTCAGATAAATTAGGGATACCATAACTATCCCATTCTATTTTATATTTTTCACAAAATTGTGGTGATTTTATATTAATTTGTGAATTAGGTAAATACATTTCAACATAACCCGATAAATCTTTCTTTTCTAAATCCTTTACTGTATCGGGTGATATACTAGATGGATAATATAAATTCCTTATACTATTCATTGAAACCACGCTTGTAAGATCAACATTAGAATATTCTAAGGATGTTTCTGGAACAGAGATGACTTCAAAAGAGTTCTTATAGAAACTATCAAATAATCCATCTATATTTTCTTTAAACATATTACCATCAAATAAGATACCAGTATCATTAAATTTAACATCATATTTATTCAAGATAGTTGGATTAGAACCGGTTTGAACATTAAGATAATTAATATAAATTTCTTTATCCACAATAACAATATCAGAGATACATCTTACAGTATAGTAATTTTTAATATCATAAATAAAGAAATCAATAAAATATCTTTGATTACCGTTTCTACTTATTAATCCATAAACATTTTCAATTTGTTTAATATAATAATCATTTTCGGTCAATAAATTAATAGTTCCAATTAATTTTTTCATAATAGCAGATAATCTATCTTCAACACTTTTATCAATTGTATTTTTATTGTAAATATAAGCTTGTAGTTTCCCATCTAATCTTATTTTTGATCCAGCTGAAACAGTATTTAATACTTTTAATAATCTGTGTTCAGGTTTTACAAATCCAATATTAGTAGGATTTATATCAGTTTTAAGATTTAAATTGTTCCCTATAATATTGGTATGATTCATCTGTAATAGATAAAAAAATAATAAGATTCCTAAAACTAAAACTATCAATTTGTTATCCATATTATATGATAGATAGAAATAAATTAATCTTATTTTAATACAACTGATTTATTTTCTTCAATAAAATCAGTAATAAATTCATAAGCGGTTTGTATATGATGTTTATTTCTACCCCCTGTAATAATAATTTTACCACTTTTGAATACAGCGATAGTAATTTTCTTACAAGTATCATTTAAACCTTTACCATTACAAGGTTTTTCACAATCACAAATACCAAAATTTCTTTTACAAGGGTTAAAATAATATTTAATATTTACACCTGGATAATTACAAGGTTCATAAGATGATAAATAACCATTTTCTACAATTGTTCGGTGTAAACCAGCTCTATCAACTTCATGGTGAATATCAAAATCACTGTTTATTAATACTGTTTCTAAATCTCCGATTTGTTTAATATCTGTTTCACTAAAGATATCAACAGCATTTGATAAATTTAATAATTCTTTTAATAAAATCTCCATAGTGGTATTACCTACTTTATCACTGTTAATACCTGTCATTTGAATGCGACCATTATTGAATATTTTAACATTAACTCGTTTATTCTTTTTTAAATTATTGTGAATATGAAGGGTAAGTTGATTATAAAAGTATTTTTTACTATCCAGTTTCTTTTTACTTAATTTTTTATCATTTAATCCTTTATTTATTTCGGAACCATATTCAACATAAAGAATATTTTCATTGATATTTAAACTTTCGGCTAAAGATTTTAATATTATTTTAGTATTTAATTTACCTATCTGAACCATTGTAGAGATATGTAAATTTTCAGAAAATTGTGAATCACTCATTTTAATCACTTTAAGTTAGTAAAATTACTTTAAATCAAATTTATGTTTAATAGTATCTTCAACATGTTTAGCATATTTTAATAATTTAGTTGTATTTATAGTTTTATCAATGTGTTTTATCAATCTTGATAATAATATATTAGGATTTAATAAACGATAATGGGCAAATAAAATACACCAAGTTACGCAAAAACCTGTATTTTCATCGGGATCCAGTAAAGCCTGAAAACTAGTCTTTTTATTCATTGATACGACATCAATAAAACTATGATTCGGTAATATTTTTTTAAAATAATCCTTTAATAATTTATTTTTTTTATTATAAATACCTTTAATATCTGCTATTTCACTATTTTTATTCTTTCTATAACCGTGTGGTTCATAATATTCTATTGTATTATTTATATTATTAATAATAGCAATATTTGCATGTTTTCCTTCTGTTGTATCTAAATCAATTATTAATAAATTTAAACTAGCACTACAATCTAATTCATGTATATTATCAAGAGTTAATTTGTTTTTTCTGGCATTAATAGTTAAACGTTGCCTATTTAAATTAATTTTATTTTTAAAATCTTTATTTAAAATACTAAAGAAATTATTTATATTTGAATATTTTTGATAATGGAAATAAACATCCCCTAGTGTTGCTCGTGTTCCTTTACTTTTATATTTTGAAAATGGAATATCTATTATTTCATTTTTTTTAGCTTGTTTTTTAGTTTTAGCTTTAGATTTTCTTAACCGACCCTTTTTACTCCTTTTTGCATATGTGGCTAAATTTTCATCTGGATCATTTATATAAAACGGCATTATATTAATAATAAATATATTAATTTAACATAATTCAGAAGTATTGCCGATATCTTCTATATCACTATCATCATCATCATATTCTAACCCTCGTTCAACTCTGTCTTTATTGGCATCATCGTCTGGACATAACATGAATGTAATATCTTCCATTGCATCTCTTAATCTATCCCGATCCATATTAAACATATACCCTGCTTTTACCATATTTAAGATAAGAGTTTTCATGTCTTCATAATCCCCTATAATTGTTTTAGATTCTATAATAAAATCACGAATAGTATTATGTAATTCATCAACACCCACAACTTTTAAATCTTTCATTTTATAAGTTTTGTTTTAAAAAAAGATATTTTATTAAACGTATTATATTATATTATGTTAACTGAAATATCAAATGATTTAATTCATCATTTTTTACATAAATGTGATGTAAATGAATATTTGAAATCTAAAACTATGAAAAATTTATATGATATATTAAATATTCATTATACGAATAGTCAAATTAGTATGAAAACCGGTTTTAATATATACCCGCAATCAGATTTTATTGCTAAAAGTCTAAGAAATAAATTATCAATTCATCAAAAAGTTTATACATATCAATGGCAAACACGATCGACGCACAATGTAAAGAATACATTACATATTTATCTGAAAGATGATGATGAAAATTTACCTAATATTCAATTATTAATCAGAGCCATATCATATATTACAGGTTTTAGTGATAAACCGAGAAGTATAACCATTCATTTATGTCTGTTACCCGATAAGAAAATTTTAAGAAAAAATTCACAAAATTTAACTCCTTTGAATGTTAATTCGGGATCGAATAGATTTAGTGATATTGATTCAGAAATATGTATTTTCAGACGAGAAGAATGTATTAAAGTAATCTTTCATGAAATTATTCATGGTTTACGATTTAGCAATTTAGGTAATCATGATATGATTACAGAAAGATTATGTCAAAAATACAATTTAGATAGTAAAGAAATATTAATAGATGAATCTTATACTGAAATATGGGCGAAAATATTAAACATATATTTTATATCTAGTTTAACAAAATCAAATACAAAATATCAACATTTTTGTACTATGCTAGCTATAGAAAAAGAGTTTTCATTATATCAGGGGAATAAAATAAAAGGATTCATTAAAAAATCAAAAAATAAAAATTTAGATCGTGATACAAATGTATCTGCATATTTTTTAGTTGTTGCCGAAATATTTACCGATTTAGAAGAGTTTTTGACGAATTGTGGTCATAACCCTTATGTAAAAGATAAAGAAATATGTCTGACATATTTATATAATTTAGAGACTATGAAAAAAAGAAAAGTAAATATTAATGATAAATATTATAATTCACTTAGAATGAGTGTTTCAGAGTTGAAAATATAGATTTTTTATTATAGAATCTATTATAAAAATTAAATTAAGTGTTTATTAGGTAAAAGAAATGTTAATTTAAATCATAATCTAAACTAGTTTCAATGAATACTTATTTATAGTGTTGGATAAACACCTTCCTTGTTAGGGAAGTGAACCTTCATATACTTCTGTAGATTAAAGAAAGTGAGGTCATCATCCTTCTTCATATTTAGGAGCTTCCTAAGCGAAGCATCAGGCTTAATCTGACGCTTATCCGCTGGGTCCTGAAGATTCTTGGACTTACAATATTCATGAATACGCTTGGTTACATCTGTTCGCGAGATGAGTTCATCCTGCTTGAGACCGAGAAACTTGCGCATTTCATCAGATACCGGACCCTCCTTTGCGAAACCACTCTTCGGAGCATTGGGGTCGCGAGGCTTGCGGGCACGCTTACCACTGGCCTTCTTGTTGAGTGCCCGTGTATCGCGATGAACCTGTTTCTCGAGCTTCTGAATACGTGTCTTAAGATCACGAATAGTGGTTAACGCCTTATCTAGTTCAGATACTACGGATGTGAATTCATCTAAATAAGGAGTTTCATTAACTACGGGTTCTTCGGTAGAAACTGGTGCTACAGGTGTTTCCTGAACCGGTGTTTCCTGAACCGGTGTTTCCTGAACCGGTGTTTCCTGAACTGGTTCAACCTTGGGCTCCGTCTTTGGAGCTGTCTTCGCTACCTTCTTGTTCTTCGGAGCAGACTTCTTAGCGTTCTTGTTGGATGGGGGCATTATTTATATTCTGTATTTATATATTTTTATTATCAATCAACCGCACTTAATTAGTATAGTTTATCTTAATAATTATTTTTTAAATGATTTTAAATTTGATTATTCAATATTCAAAAATTTATAGTTAACAATGTGTGAAATTTGGAAAACGATTAAATATGCTCCTAATTATGAAATTTCCAATCTTGGAAATATTAAAAATAAAAAAACAAACAGATTATTAACTATTAACTATGAAAGACTTAAAAAAGATAATAAAAGAGCTAGACCAGGTCTTTCTCATAATGGAAAAATTAAAGGATATTATTTACATAGAATAGTTGCCGAACACTTTTTAGATAACCCAGATAATTTACCAGAGGTGAATCATATTGATGGTGATTTTTACAATAATAACTTAGATAATTTAGAATGGATCTCAAAATTAGATAATATGAGGCATGCTTCTGAAAATAAATTAATGAAACGATATACGAGAAAAGTAATCATTAAAAATTTAGAAACCGATGAGACTAAAACTTTTGATTCTGTAACAAAATGTGCTGAATATTTAAATTATTCAATTGGAAAGGTTACTTTAACTTGTCGCAAAAAGAGAAAAGACAAGTATTATAATATAGAATACTTAGATAAAGAAGAAAGAACGATAGATGAAACAAATATAATTTGGAAGATATATCCCGAATGTAATAAATATTTAGTATCAAATACAGGCGAAGTTAAAAATGCTAAAACGGGGCGTATTATGATGGGATCAAAACAAAATGGTTATCGATTTTTATGTTTATATTTAGGGAAAGATATTCCTAAAATGAATCGTCTAGTTCACCGTATGGTAGCACAAACATTTTTAGAAAACTTAGAAAATAAACCAGTTGTAAATCATAAAGATACAAATATTTTAAATAATCATGTAGATAATTTAGAGTGGGTCACATACAAAGAAAATATGAATACTATAGAAACAATACAAAATTTAAAAAGAGGTAAAAATAGTAAAATTATTCACCAAATATGTATTGAAAGTGGTGAAATAGTCAATACATTTGATAGTTTTAGTGATTGTGAAAAACATAATATAAAATGTAGTTGGAATATTTGTTATTATTATCATTATAATTATGATAAGAAGTATTCACAGAAAACTTATAAAAATAAATATATCTTTATCTTTGATATAGATAAAGATAAACTAAATGAATTCTTAATAGAAGCTAAAATATCTAATAAAGGTGTGAATAATAAATTATCTAAAAAAGTAGTTCAAATAGATAAAAATAGCGGTGAAACGATAAGAATATTTAATTCGGGTTATGAAGCATCTAAAATATTAAATATAAGTCAAAGTGGTATCAATCAATGCTGTCAATATTATAAATATAATGAAGAAAATAGACCTAACTGTTATAAATATTCTAAACAATATAAGGGTTTTATATTTAAACAAGTGTAAATTACATCATAAATGATAACCAACCAATATGAGCATGATAACATTGCGGGGAAACCATTCCAAAAGCAATTAGAAAATACATAAATCCTAACTTTCTATCTGAATCTGATATAGCATTTGTAAATTTCATAACCTCGTGTAATATAAGTTCTTGTATATCTTCTTTACAGGTATAATTCATAACTTCTATTATTGGTGTCTTAAATATATCCGCATTTGGTGGACATATATTGCGTTTCATTTGATTACTTAACTGACTACGATAATTCCATACATCTTCTAATTGTCTATATAATTCTTTTAATCTACGAATTGTTAGATTAGTAAACCACTCTATTTGACAAGTATAGCCAGATTGTTCTATATATGAAAATAAATCAACTATTTTTTGCTTAATAGCATCCTTTCTTTCTCTAATTATTGATTCTGATATATCTACGTAATCATTATTTTTTCTTAAATCATTGATTTTTTGTTTTACTTCTGAAACAATATTTTGAGGAATAGGTTCAGTTGTATATGGATTAGGATAATTCATACTCAGTAATTTATCCAATGATCTTATATCAAATCCCCATCTGAATTTTTTATCATCAATATAACTATAAAAATACTGCTTAGGGATATCTTTTAATTCTTCATATGTATAAAAATCCTCATCATTATTACATTTTAATTCATTTAATTTATTACGAATATTTTTACCTCTAAAAAGTGATTGTATTTTAATGATACTTTTATCATTATCTATTGTATAATAATCATTAATCGCATTAATGTGTTTATATACTTCGTCAAAGAGTTTTTTTTTATCTGAAATTATGGGTTTAATTCTCATCTTATTTTGCATATAATCTATTAAATCTTTTTTCAGATAATCTTTACTTAATCCAGTAAAACGATCTCTACTAATAGTATCATTTACTATTAAATATTCTCTACGATGTTTATAACAATAATCACCATAATTACATTTATGATTACAAGAATTATTTAAATTGATAAATTGACAAGTTTGATTCATTATTAATATTCTTATTGAAAAATTTTTTAAATATGAATCATTTTATATTCTTTAAACCCTCAAAAGTATTTAAAAATTTGATTTGCTATAAATTTGTAATACAAACACAAACACAAACTAGAGAAACATATATAAGAATAAATAAATAACAGACAGAAAAAACAACAAAGCTTTTATAAACTTTAGATAAGTTAAGGTACAAGAAGTAGTCGGGAGTTTTAGATATGGATTTCGCACCGGTTCTTGTTAAGGATTTCGAACCATCCAAGGTCAATTTCACTGTAGCCAAGGTTATGGGTAGTGGTGCCAAGCTATTCTTCCTTGAATACAATGGTGGACCTCTGGTTATCCAGAGCCCAGAAATGCCACTGACTTTTGACCCTCAAGTATATGAAGATGGACCAGATGCTAAGTATAGTGTTAAGACATCTCTGAATATGTCAAATGAACAATGTAAGGAATTTTGTGAAAAAATGAAGCTGTTTGATGATAGGCTTAAGGAACTGGGTAAGGTTAATTCACAAGAATGGTTTAAGAAGAAGAATATGTCAGATGAAGTTATTGATAGCATGTATACTCAATGTGTTAAGGAACACATCGATCAAGATACAGGTGAACCGAGTGGTCGGTATCCCCCGTCATTTTCATTCAAGGTAAAGAAGAAGGAAGGTAATATTATGTGCCGATGCTTCGATGAAAATCGGGAGGAAATTAATTTCAATGATAAGGATGGAGATAATCATATGGCACTCACAGATGTACTAAAGAAGAACTCATCCATTAAGGGTTTATTCAAGTGTGATTTTATTTGGCATTCGCCAGGTAAGTTTGGCTGCACATGGTCGGCAGCACAACTCAAGGTAAAGGTTCCTAAGAGTTTCTCTGATGGTTATGCTTTTGCTGATGATGATGAAGATGAAAAGGATGCTGAACGTATTTCTCAAGCACAATTTGTAGAGAGTGAAGAAGAAGAGGAAGAAGTTGAGGCATAAATTAGATTCATAAAATACATTATCAAAAATAAATTATCAAATATTAATTAAAACAATTAATATATTTAAAAACTTAAATTATAAAGAATAATATTTATTAGAAATAAAATAAATAATTCTTACTTTTATCATTAATTTTTTATCATTACGATTTTTTATCTTAATCGTAATACAAGATGTAATGTGGCCTCTTTCTGAACATTATAATCAGCAAGAGTTCTACCATCTTCTAATTGCTTTCCGGCAAAAATTAATCTCTGCTGATCAGGTGGTATACCTTCCTTATCTTGAATCTTCGCTTTCACATTCTCAATACTATCTGAACCCTCAACTTCAAGTGTAATTGTTTTTCCAGTTAAAGTCTTTACAAAAATTTGCATATTATATAAAAAGTATAGATAATATAATTTTAAATGATTTATAATTTTGAAATTGTATAAAATGGAAAGGGTCCATATACACGGCTATTATGTTTCTTTCTTTCTCTTAACATTTTCCTATAACTGACAAATCTAAATGTGTCCTTTTTATCTTTCTTTCGTTGCCTACAACGAAATGAATCTTGAACACCATTCAGTATAACTACATTGTTATTAGGAGTAGTAACATACATCTGAAGCATCTTTATTTATATGAATATCATAGATGATATTTTTTAAATAAATTTTAATCAAAACTAATCTCTATAGGAACATGATTCATTTTTAAACCCCTCGTAGCTGATAATGATAATTCTTGTCTTTTCTTTCTTGAACCATCTTTTTTATCTGAATTTATTTTCATCTGTTTTAATGAACTATTCATATCATATTCTATCTCATCTTTATTTAATTCTATATAATCTACAATCATATTTGATATCGCCCACTTGAAAAAATTTAATTGTCCTAATGTAGTTTCTACTGAATACTCTTCATCAATCTTAAATAATATTCTATCTCGCCTACAAAAAGGATCAAACTTTTTCTTTGAATATGCTTTTAATTGTGATTTATAGGAATGAAATACATTCATATTATTCCGATATTTATTTTTTTCATCAAATGATGGATTTCCATATTTATCTTCATAAACTATATAATATGAATTGTTCTTTTTTGAATAGTTCGTTATAAACCAATCAATTGAACGCAATGATATACTATCGTGATCATTTAATATATGTAAGAGTTTATCACGATTATAAGGAATAACATAAAAGTTACGCAAGGATTCTATTAATAATGTATTATTAATCATATTTAAAGATAGTTAGTTAAAGATTTAAATTCTTTAAATGATTTAAACGCATTAAAAATTTGATATTCTTTATTGGAATTTTAACCATTCATTAAAAACTCGCTTCAAAACGAAGGATGAAAAATCCTGTCTTTATTTCAAACAAGAAAGATCAAATATTATATGTTTATATGATTTATGATAGTTGTATGCTACAAATAGCAAAATTAGATGAATACTCAACAACTATCTTGAATATTCCTAAAAAATCAATGATTAGTATTAAAAGGGGTTATCATGTCGGCGATTATTTAGTTCCTAAAGAAACATTATATGAAAATATATTAAATATGAATCATTTAGTCTTGTAAATTATTTATCTTCTTCTAGTTTTAGATCTTTTACGTTTAGATTTACCTTTCTTCTTCTTAGATTTATTCTTCTTTTTAGATTTTTTACCGGCACCAGTCTTATTTAATACATCAAACTTCTCGTAGTAGTTATGTCTTTGAGTAGTAACCCAATTTCTGTCCCACGCTTCATGAGCTTCTTTTAATAATTTACTATTAAATTGAAAATTATTTGAAACTCCACCAAAATTCCCGGGTTGTAATTTATTTATAACTCTCCTCTGAAATGTTTCTGATGGATTATATTTATTTTTTAGTTTTAAAATATCTTTATGAACTTTATCTAATAAAACACAAATATCCTCAGAAATCTTTTCCTTTATAACAGGAATAGATAAACTAGTAATATCAGATATTTCCTGTATTTTTTTTGTATAATCAGGATTAGAGTATGATATATTATTTATTATTTTAAAAATTTCATTGTTTAATCCTTGTTCTTCTTCCAATTTATTCATATCATTATCTGAGTTTATATTATTAATTATTTTATCAGGATCTGTATTTATTATATTATTATTAATATTATTATTTTTCATATATATAATATAAATAAAATAAATAATAATTATATATGAAAAAAAATAATAAGAAAACAATTAAAAAAAATAATATTGATTATGTTGTAGCGATTCCTACTTATAAAAGATATGATGAAATTACTACTAAAACTTTACCTACTCTAAAAAGAGGTAAAGTAGATAAAAAACGTATTTATGTCTTTGTAGCAAATAAAAGTGAAGAAAAATTATATAGAGAAAAAATGGATCCCGATACTTATCATAAAATAGTAGTCGGTAAAAAAGGATTAGTTCCACAAAGAAGATATATTAGTCAATATTTCCCTGAAAACACTAAAATAGTTTCTATGGATGATGATGTTCAAAATATGATAGTATTAAAACGAGATAAATCCTTAAAAAAGATATCTAATTTAGATTCATTATTTAAACGATTCTTTAAAACATTAATTGATAAAGATTTATATTTATGGGGTGTATATCCTGTGAAAAATAACTTGTTTATGAGTCATAAAACGACCACGGATTTAAGATTTATCATAGGCGTTGTTCATGGTTATATTAATCGGCATTCAAAAGATTTATATCCAAGCATGCAATCTGTCAGTAAAGAAGATATTGAACAAAGTATTCTTTTTTATTTAAAAGATGGTGGAGTCTTAAGATTTAATGATATTACATTCACTACTAAATTTAATGCTCCAGGTGGATTAGGTACTGATAGATTTCAAATGAATAAAAATGCTCAAGAATATTTGGTAAAAACTTATCCAGGAATAGCAAAAGCTAAATTTAGACCGGATGGAACTCCCGAGATTACACTGAACCGAAATCCTGAAGTTTAACATTTTGAAATAATCTTATATTAATGTTCCCACTGTCGGGGGTGGGTTCCCAGATTCCGTTTTAACCTGAGATGAGATATTTAGTTCAGATTCTACTGGTTCTGATGCTACTGGTTCTGGTGCTGCTGGTTCTGGTGCTGCTGGTTCTGGTGCTACTGGTTCTGGTGCTACTGGTTCTGGGACTACTGGTTTTGGTGGTAATGGTTCTGGTGCTACTGGTTCTGGTGCTACTGGTTCTGGGACTACTGGGGCTAAAGGTTCCGATGGTTCTGGTGCTACTGGTTCTGGTGCTAATGGTTCTGGGACTACTGGGGCTAAAGGTTCCGATGGTTCTGGTGCTACTGGTTCTGATGCTACTGGTTCTGGTGGTACTGTTTCTGATGCTGCTGGTTCTAGTGCTACTGGTTCTGGTGCTACTGGTTCTGGGACTACTGGTTTTGGTGGTAATGGTTCTGGTGCTACTGGTTCTGGTGCTACTGGGGCTACTGGTTCTGGTGGTACCGGGGCTACTGGTTCTGGTGGTACTGGGGCTAAAGGTTCCGATGGTACTGGGGCTAAAGGTTCCGATGGTACTGGGGCTTCTGGTTCTGGTGGCGGTGGTTTAATATTTTGTCCAGATGTCTGTGTCCCTTCAGGTAGTTTATTTTCTTCAGGTAGTTTATTTTCTCCATCTGCTATATCATCCTTGTCGTCTTTTTCATATATATCTTTTCTAATTGCACATCTTTCTAGAGAATTTAATGTCGTAGAATCTATTGCTATTGGTTCTTTAGTTCTTATTTTTTTCATTAAATCATTTTCTTTCTGAATACATATTGGATTTCGCTTATTTATTGATTTCTTTAATGTTTTGGGTTTGGATTTATTTACTCTATTTGAATAATCCGGTATATCAAATAATGATTTATCCACCGATACTTCATGGTACATAATATCGACTCTATCTAAGGTTTTGCGTTTTTCCATGCTAACTGAATTATAAATTGTTGCTATACGTTTTAATAATATATCTTTATTGGATTCATTTAACAAAGAAAATAGATGCTTAAGAACCTTATTTAATATATCACTATTATCGTCCATAACAAATAATAAATTTTCTATTTCAGGATTAGATAAACATTTACCTGAATCGCTAACTATTGGTTTATCACACATCCTTAGTAGTAAAAATGATAATGCTTTATATTCATCATCATCTTCGTGTGATTTTATATGTAAAGACAACTTCTCATCATATTTCAAATCGGAACCATTAAATAACACGTTATCTTCTCTTAATTTATTTGTAGAAAATATATCAAATAGTATCATTCCATTACCCTTAATATATTTAAATAATATTTCCAAGTTTTCAGAATACTCTATTTTATCTAAAAATAATTTCATAATAAGTTCTTTAATTGTCATGTCATTAATAACTTTCACTTGTATATATTCTCTATAAATTTTATCTAAATTTTCCACATCCACCATAGATAAATTTATTTGTTGTAAGAATTTTTCTTTTATTGAATCATCAGCAGTTTCTATAAATAAACTCAATTGTGTTTTAATAAAATCTTCTAAATTTTCTTCTTTAGATGTTTTTATTTCTACAGTAGTATCTTCATTTTGTTGTTTTGATGATTGTAATTCTATTTCAGAGGCTGGTTTTATAGATGTATCAACTTCTTTATTAATACTATCTTCATTTGAAGATGACTGAATGGTATCGGTGGGTGATATTTGAGAATCTATTGTGGGAACGGGTGGTGAAATATTAGATTCTGGAGCGAGAACATCGGGTTCTGTAGTAGTGGTGAGTGGGGGAATTGTTGGAGGATTGTTATTAATTTCAGATTTAAAGGGTGTAATATCTGGGGCTGAGGAATCTGGAGCAGGGGGTTCTGGTGCTGGGGAATCTGGAGCAGGGGGGTCTGGAGCTGGGGAATCTGGTGCAGGGGAATCTGGTACAGGGGGTTCTGGTACAGGGGGTTCTGGTGCAGGGGGATCTAGTGATGATTTTGGTTCAGGAATAGAGGAATATGTGGTGGATAATGAATTATTTAAATCACTGGAACCACCCGCACTTTGATAAAACATACTACTTTCTTTAATTTTATCAAACGGAGAATTTACATCTGATTTATATATTTGGTGAATTAATTGTCTCACCATTTTATCATTATTATCTTGAACTCTAATCGCTTCTAATGCCAGACATTTAGACAATACACATATTCTCGCTTCACATATCATTAAGACGTATAGTTTATCAACAATTGGTAAATCGGGGATATTTTCTTTTAAGAAATCATAATAAAAATCATAAATATAAATTAAACAATCTTGTTGTGGACAAGATAAACACTCATTTTGGCTGTCCCATGATACTTTGGAAGAAACATAATCCAAATATCCGCGAGGTTTTGATGAACACTCTAGCATCTTTTTACGGATTGCTGAACGGAAGTTTTTATTATCACTTAAACTTTCTATTATACTCTGAACACGTTCTATTTCATCTTTGTGAAAAGATTGACTTATATTTCTTTCATCAAGGATTTCATTGACAGAACTATCAAAATATTCATCATAAACCCCACTGATGATTACATCCATCCATCGAAATGAATTCACTGTAATATATGGATTTATTTTTTCAATCTTTATACTATCATCATCTAAATTAGAACCTGGTATCCTCGCAGTTAATAATAAAAGATTTTTCAAATCACTAATATATTTATTGTTACTTGTTTCTATTAGTCCGGGTTTCAATGTTAAGTTTGCTTGAATATCAGAGTTTTCTTTAGAATGTAAAGCAGTTATAATTTTATCAATATCCGAGAATTCGCCACCAAAACTATCATCTAATTCTGACTTGCTTTTTTTCTCTTTTAGTGAAGATTCTTTGATGATATGTTGGAGAGTTTTAGATTTTAAATATTCGGGTCTACTTAATAATATTTGAAAAAATTCATAAGTACTAACACATTGTAAATAATAATTAATAAAATCTGGGGTTTCAGTGACCACTACTTTGGGTGAATATTCTATATAGTCTTTATTTAATAATCTTAATAAATAAGTTTTATCTTTTATCTTATTAACTAATCTGAAACCCTTATATGCCGCAGCAGCAACAGAAGTGGCGATTAATCCAACACCGATCGCAGGTAAAAGACCCCCTCCCTTCTGAATACTTTTCTTTCTAGATTTTTTAATTTTCTTTTTATGTGTGCGCTTATTATTTCCAAGATGTTTATTATTTCTAAGACGTTTATTCTTCTTATCTTTTTTAGATGTTCTTTTTTTACTTTTCATAAACTATATTATAACTACTAAATTATTTTAATCTTTTTTATCTAAAAAATTAATCATTTTCATTATCCTTTATAATAATATCTATATTATTCTCAACTGCTTTATCACGTGTATCATCAGACATATTACCTGTTTCTATATCTTCTTTTGGAATTATATCTTCTTTAGGAATTATATCTTCTTTTGGAATTATATCTTCTTTTGGAATTATATCTTCTTTAGGAATTATATCTTCTTTTGGAATTATATCTTCTTTTGGAATTATATCTTCATTCTTTTGAGAACTTTTAATAATATCATTTATTTTTTCCATTGGATGTTTGTCATCATCTATATCATTATTAACTTTATTGAATGATTTCTTAAATTGTGAAACAGAATTTAAGGCCTTTAATTCTTCATTAATATCCGTTTTATCAATCTTTTCTGGTTTAACAGTTATTTTACGTTTAAATTCTGTATTTACATCATTATTCCATTTGTTTTTTTTTAAATTTAATAATTTTTCACCAGCTTGAGCAACAGTATGTGCCTTTTTATCAATTTCATTGTGTTCAAATATTTTACATTTATGTAACCCATTACATACGAGTGGGTGATTAAACTCTTCATCTAATTTATCAAACTCGCTCTTATATTTCTTAATAATATCATCATCAATGGGTGGACTTTGTTCAATTAGTCTATCATACTCCGCACGGCATACATTTAGAAAGTCAAAGGCGGGTTTTCTCATTTTAGGTTCAAGAGTCAATTCAACTGCTATGTCTCTACTTAATTTAGACCAAGAAACTTCGGAAACTCTATGAGATTCCATTAATTCAGCATATCTTAAGAAATTTTGAAGGGTTGATAAAATACCTGCAAAAATATTAACACCACCAACACAGGCCATCGCCAGTTGTTTATGAGATTCTGGGACAAAAGAGTCCATAGCAAAATTAGCTGTCCCTGTTAAAGTACTGAGAATAATAACAGGAATAGTAAATGTATAATTTCTACACCGATATAATTTTTCTGAACGACTATGTAACCATCTATAACCCGCTGCTCTTTCAGACCAACTTGCTAGTAGATTTTCTTGTTCTTTTGTCCATTTCAGATTAGTATTCTCTTTATTATTCTTTTTTAGTGTAGTTAAATCAATGTCCATATTTATAATTTAAAAAATAAAATTAATTTAGTTATTTCATTAATCGTTTGATTTTACCCATTAATTGTCCATTATGTTTCATCTTACCACTTTCTATCTCATTAATATCTTTAACAGGTATATTTAATTTTTGAGCTATATCTTTTTGTGTCATATTTTGACTTAATCTATATTTTTGTAAGATTTTACCGAATTCCAAATCCATTTTTTTATGAGATAATTTACCTTCTTCTTCTGCGTCATTCATCTTTTGCTCTTTGGATTTTACATATTGCTTAGGTTTACCCCCTTCTTGATTATTAGTTTTCTTTGGTTTTACATATATTGTATTCCAATCTTGATGTTCCATAATATTTTAATTATTATAATTAAATATTTAAGTAAAATAAAAATATAATATATATTTAAATGAATAAAGATAAAAATGATGATAATATATCCAATATATGGAAAATATATGGTTTAGTGGGTGTTTTAATATTTATCTATAGCACTAATATAGTTATTAAATCTAAACCAGAATATATTAAAAATATATGGATTATTTATGTAATCTTAGCAGCTGTATTAGGTTTTATTGGTTATTAATCATTATTTCCACTAATAATTAATAATATAAACAGATTACTTATATATTTATTCACTATTTCTATTTCTATTATCTCTCCTACGAATGTATGTTTCATCTAAAAATGTATCTTTTAAAATATCATCCCCGCCAGGATATTCAAATTGTTTACAAAAACTTGATTGTTCGTCATCTCCATCGCAGCCAGGCATACATTTTACTTCTCTTTTATTATTTCCTTCATAAATTACTTGAAATTTACAAGACTGTGTATCGCTTGATAAATTAATATCACTTGTTAATCGAGCATTTGATAATGGATCATTCCCGCCCGCTTCATCATATAATTTATCTAGACTACTATAACCTAAAAACTTACGTTGTTTTTTTTTACTACCACTATCTGAACTACTATTATCACTACTACTATTTGCTAAAAGATATATTAAATAACCAATTATAATAGAACCGAAGACTGCTGCACTTATTACTGCTCCATATTTTAATATCATATTATTTATTAAACCAGAATTCATGGGTGTATTTTGAGACATTATATAATTATACACTAAATAAATTTGATTTAAAAGATTAAATTTATAATTAAACTATATAAATATGGATCCCTCTTCATTTACTAAAACATCATTTTGTAATATAGAAATTGATAATATAACTACAAATGAATCTAAAAAATATATTTTAAATTCACTAAGTCTTTTATGTTCTAACATTAAATATAATTCACGTTATGCGAAAGTATTTAATGAACAATTCTCTAAAAATTTAAATAATCCTCATGTATTCTTTCTTAAAAGTAGTGGAACTCCTTATTTATTATTCTTAACTCAAATAAATGGTGTATATTATAATTTCTTTATTGATAAGAAAATTAAAGAAGGTTATGATTATCCTAAAATATTTATTTTACCTTATGAATTTTCACCAGATTTATATAAAAATACACTCTTTGAATGTGAATTAATAAGAAATCATGACAAAAAATGGTTAATAGGTTTAAATGATATCTATTATCACTGTGGAGAAAATTTTAAGAAAAAGAGTATTATCGATAGAGTAAATACTATGCATGCTATCTTAGGTGAATCTTATAATGAAAATATATTCACTAAAACCTGTCGTTTATTTATCAAGAAATATTTTGATTACAAAGATTTGGATTTTGCATTAAACAGTTTTGCTCCGAATTTAGATTATGAAACTCGTGGTTTATATTTTGTCCCTATGAGAGTTGATTATTCAAACATTCTTTATATGTTTCCTAAAGATAAAAATCCTGTAAAAATGATTGAGAAAGTAGAAAAATCTACTAAAACCTTCCGAATCATGAAAACAATGAAACCAGATGTTTATGATTTATATTCATCTAAAAATGATAGTTTAATGAAAACGGGTATAGCTTTAGTTCAAAGTATAGAATTAAGCCATAGTTTACTCAATTGGTTTCAAGATAAAGATTTTGATAGCGAGGTTCTAGTAGAATGTAAATACAATGAATTCTTTAAAAAATGGGAACCTATCTCTTTATCCGATGATCCTATTAGTGAAATATAATATAATATTAATTAATATTATAAATGGTTAAAAAGAAAAATACTAATAAAATACCTAAAAAATATACAGCTAAATTATCAAGAAGAGATAAGAGTAAGCAAAAGAAAAATTTAATTAAATCAAGAAAGATGTATAAAAAAGGTATTTATGTAGATAGACCGAAATTAAAATCATATCCTAAGAAACGTAGCGAATGGATTGTAAAATTTGAGAAAAAATATAATCGTAAAATTACAGATAAAAAATTCATAGATAAAAATATATTATCTAAAAAAGGACAAAATCAAATACTTAGTAAAGGTAGAGGAGCATATTATAGTAGTGGATCAAGGCCAAATCAAAGTAGTAGTAGTTGGGCATATGCTCGTTTAGCAAGTGTAATTATGGGTGGTAAAGCTAGAAAAGTTGATAATAAGATATGGTTAAGTGAGAAGAGATAAATTATTTTTTCTTTCTTTGTGTTTTTCTTTTATTTTTTAACCGCTTCCTTTTTGATGCATAAAGTCCATCAACATCGCCAAATCTATAATATTCTTTTCTTTCGACTGGATATCCTAAAGTTTTTCTTATATTTCTTATTAATTCTAAATAATAATTAGGATTAATATTATGATTTACTTGAAAATCTATTGTATCTTTTTTATATAAAGATATATTTATGACATCTAAATGTAATCTTAAGAAATAAGATCTATTATCGCCAACATTATATGAAATATTCACAAAGTTTTTCTTATCTAAATAAATACTTGTTGGAAAAAATATTAATTCTTGTTTTGATTCATAATTAGGTAATTGAAAGAAAGGTGATATTTCAACGATTTCTTTACTATTCATATCTAATTTATAAAAGAATCCAGTATATAATTTGAAGAATCTTTTAAAATAATCTTTATCATATTGTGAATATTTTGATTTATCAATTGAAGGCACTAAATATTTATTAATTTCCGTGTATTCCTTATAATCAAGTACTCCATGACCTATTCCTAAGAAAGTATTTTTACCTATATCGATTAAATTAGTAGAATTTCTAATATGAAAATGTAAATTGGGATAACTTTCATTAATTTTTTTTAATATTTTATCGTTAATATTACAAATCAGTTTACATTTTAAATTATCATCAAACTCAAATATTTTTAAAGGATTAATATCATAAACCATATGTAATTTATTTTTGTGTATAAAAGGACCCCAATTCTTTTCAAAATCTGTGGATAAATTTTTACATATTTCAATTTTATCACCATAAGTTAAATTATCTAAATCTATTTTTGAAACAAACATATGCCTTTGTTTTTTATCATTTAATTCATTGATTAAAATATAAATATCACCTTTATGATAAAATAAACGTGGGTCTTCCGGACCTTTCAGAATCTTTTCCCCATGAGGAACTATCTTATTTACTTGAACACTGAATTTTAAATTATGATCTCTAACTATTTTAGGATCAATATCTAAAATATTTTGCTTTATTTTCTTCAACTTTTTAGTAAATAAAGATAATACTACAAAATTAATACCATCCCAACTACGAACATTACCATACCATCCCCTGCTAGCTATTAATAATTTATCCGAATTCTTTATTTCTAAAATACTACTATTAAAAATAGTAACATCTTTATTGGATAAAAAAGAATCTCCTTTAGAAATTTCATCACTTAAATTAATACATATTAATCTAAGTTTTTCAGGTGTTAATTTGTTCATATATTATTGTTTATATATTTATTTCGTTTGCTTTTTCTTTTATTTCTTTAATTTAATCATTATCTGAAAGAATTAAATATTTAGTATTCATTTCTTCAACAACCGATTTATCAATCTCAAACGTATTTTTCTTAGACTTTTCTTTTTTATCATTTTTTAACTTTATTCTTTTTGTTCGCTTTTCTTCTCGTTTATCAAGTATATGCTGAATACCTATTTCACGATGATGTAATACATCTTCCCAAAAATCTATAATTTTAGGTTGAACACTTAACCACCATTCTCTATCTCTCCCCACAAGAGTACATTCATATCTTTCTATCTTCCACCAATGAAATTTTACAGTATCATATTGATATCCATCCTGTTTGTATTTATTTAATATATTATCCGACCATTTCTTAAGTTCTTCATAGCTACTATAAAATTCACAATATTCATATTGAATGGTAGGATTTCCTTCTAGATTATTACGAATAAACGCAATTAATAATCCTTTCGGTAAATGATTACTACTATATCCTTCTTTAACTATACTATCTTCTAAATAAACATCTGAAATATAATCTTGTTCAGATAAATATTCAATAAATTTTACTTGTAAGAAATCACATTCTTCTAAATTACAACTTTCTAATTGACCCTGCATCTGCATCCAGTAATGTCTTGGTACTTCACCTGTAAAATTTCTTTTAGGCGGACATTTAATCTCTAACATTCTACCAATATAATCTGGAGGAGAATCTATATCACATATACCATCAGGCGAGGCTCCAAATATTTTAAATTCTGGATGAGGAACTAAACCAAATTCTAATACTGTTAGATCGTTTATCTTCTCATAAAAGGTTGTAGCGACTGGTTCATACATAACCCCCCATTCAACTATTTCAAACGGTACCTCTCCTCTTGGTCCACCACATTTTTGTAATAATAATTCTTCTCTTGTACAGAAATGACCTTCACCTATTGCATCTGCTAAAGATGATGCTGTTAAAATACGTTCTCTGATTTTATACCATTCTTCTGAACGCTGTTCAGGTAATTTCAATTCTTTTAATATATTTAATTTTTCTATTATATTTTTTCTTTCATTAATGCGATTTACAAAATCCAAGACTTTTTTATGAATACTTGAAACTATGTAATTATGAAAATAATATTTACGACTTTGTGATAAATCATCATCTTTATCATTTAACTCATATTTATATAATAATTCATTATAAATATCTTTAATGAGTTCATTATTTGATAAACCCGCTTTAACATTATCATAAATTTTATCTTCGCATTTGTTTATAAACATATTTAGATCATCTGTTGTAATGATATCCATATCTTTAGTATTCATACTAATATATCTTTTAAATGATAAAGAATATCTATCATTTAATATCAAATTTATTTGAAAAATTTGATTTCAAGTTTGTTTACATTTTAAACATAAAAAATAATAAAATGCAGTGTCTACATTGTCAAAAAAATATTATTGGGAAACCATGGAATCATCTAACCAATATGTTAGATGTCGATGAAAAGGGGAATGATATTTACACAGATAAATATATTTGTGGTTATATCTGTTATCGTCGTTTAAGAGAAAATAATAAGTTACCCAGTAATCTATGGGAACATATTGTTAATAAAGAAGATTATAAAGGTTTAATTTCACCTGTAATAACTCGAAACAATGAGTTTCAATATTTAACTCATTCAGAAGTTAAAAATATGGATGTCGATGAACGTGAAAAATATTATGATGAAATGGAAGAACAAATAGTATTAAATCCCGAATATTTAGAAATAAGAGAAGAACTGGAAAGAGAAGACATGAGAACTGAAGAAATTGAAGATTATAGTATTTCATCTGATAATGATGATTATTAAGTTTTATTTAAAAGTATTATCAATTAATATTAATAAATGATTGAGATAACAGATAATGATTTAAGTATTTGCGAGGGCGAAGAATGTTATTTACTTTTTTATTTTACAGCAAAATGGTGTGGTCCTTGTCAGCGAATAAAACCTTTGTTGCAAAAGATTAGCGATGGTTCGGATTCTTCAGTACTAAAAGTTTATATAATTGATATAGATGAAAATGATGAAATAGCAAAAGAATTTCAAATAAGAAGTGTTCCTTCTTATTATCTGTATAAAAAGAAAGAATTAATTGGTCAAACTGGGGGTGGCGATATTAAAAAGGTTCAAGAATTATTAAAAAACATAAAATAAATTTTTAATATGCGTTTCCATTTAAACAATTATTTATATGACTTGTTTAAAAGATGACAGATTTAAATTTAAATTTTGATACAGGGATTAAGAGTGTTACTATGGGTCCTACTAGTAATGATAATATATCTATAAGTAATCAAAATAATTCTTCTCAACCAAGTTCTCCCCAGTATTCTCCTAATAATTCATCACCAAATTTAAATGTTTCAGACCCCATAGGTATTGAATTTTTAGCGAAAGGTTCCAATCCAACATCTACAAATGACAATTCACCGAAATCTACGAAAAGCGAAGAATTTAATTTTTTTAAACCTTCTGAACCTGAACCTGAAAAAAAGACAGTAGATACATCAAATGATGATATGATAGCAAATCCTAAACAAGCTGATAATAGTGAATTTAAACCTATTCATAGATTAACTCCTCAAGATATTAAAAATGAAAAAATAGATTTACTTTATAAATTCAAGAAACTTGAGTCTCAAGGTATTAGAACAACTATGAATTATAATATGAATTCTCATCTTGAAGATATGAGAAATGAATATATTAAATTAAAAAAACAAAGAGAAATTGATAATGCTGTTAAATTTCAAAGGAAAATGTTAATGGCTTGTGTGACTGGTTTAGAGTTTTTAAATAATCGTTTTGATCCTTTTTC